GACGGCTTCGAAGAAGCATACGAACAGCGTGTTCAAGAACTTCTCACAGAAGAAATGAAAAATGTAGCTCATTTAGGCTACGATTAAGGTTGACACTTACTAGTTCTTAGTTTATAATAAGTTATTACTAGGAGATATAAATGAGCAAACCTAAACTACTTGTTATTGGACACGGTCGACATGGTAAAGATACTGTGTGCGAGATTCTGCGAGACGAATACGGCTACACATTTGAAAGCAGTAGTAAGTTTTGCTCAAAGTTATTCATCTACGATGATCTAAAGGACAAGTATGGTTATGCTAATGAAGAAGAGTGTTATGCTGACAGGCATAATCACAGAGCAGAATGGTATAATGCTATCTGCGATTATAATGTACCTGATGCAGCGACTTTAGGCAGAGAAATGTTTGAAGCTTATGATATCTATTGTGGACTACGCAACAAGCGTGAATTCTTTGCAATGCAAAACACTGGTGTATTTGATTATTGTATTTGGGTTGATCGCAGTATGCATCTAGACGCTGAATCTACTAACTCAATGAGTTTAGAACAATGGATGTCTGACTTTACAATTGACAATAACGGAACGTTAGACGATCTTTGGTTTAATATTAGACAGCTAATGTCTTATTTAAAAGTCGGGAATTAAATTTCCTTGTTTCCACTTAACTCCTTCTTTCTGCATAATGCGCTGACAGTTAGCACATATAGTTTTTAAATTAGAAAATCTAGAATTAGTTAAATCTCCATCTGCATGAAATACATTAAATTGTTCTTGATGTGTACTTTTATAATTACATTTTTCACATGTATCTTTTTTAACATATCCAGCTTGCTCCCATTTAGGAACTCCATGATGAACTCCATTGCGTAAGCAGCGTTCACATAACTTACGATAATAAGTTTTTCCGTCTTTTTTATAGTTTATTGCCGCAGGTCTTTGCGAACACTTGCATAAAGGTCTCATACTGTATTTACCTCACCTTTTTGGTCCCTTTTATACCACTATAACTAGCACCTTTTTATTGTAGTCTGCTAAATACTAACAATAACAATCCAATAGGAGAAACAACATGGCATTGACATCACCAGGCGTACAAGTCAGCGTAATAGACGAAAGTTTCTATACCCCAGCTGAACCAGGTACAGTACCAATGGTTTTTGTTGCCTCTGCAAGTAATAAAACTAATGCAGCGGGAACAGGAACAGCACAAGGTACATTAAAAGCTAATGCAGGTAAACCATACTTGCTTACTTCACAACGAGATTTAGCAGACACTTTTGGTGATCCGCTATTCCAAATTGATAATAGTAATAATCCAATTCACGGAGGCGAACTTAACGAATACGGTTTACAAGCTGCTTACTCACTATTAGGTGTAAGTAACAGAGCTTTCGTTGTACGTGCAGATATTGATTTAGGCGAGTTAACACCGACTGCTGTTGCTCCTAGTGCAAATCCACTAAGTGGCACGTACTGGTTAGATACTGCAAGTTCAAAATATGGTATCCAACAATGGAACGGCGCAGCAGTGACAGTAAACGGCGGCCAAACTTTTACAACAAAAACTCCAATTATAATTGAAACTACAGATGGTGTAGTTGACTATGAAGGTGCAAATTATACACCAAAGTCAAGTACAGGCATTATTGGCGATTATGCAATTGTTGCAGTAACTACACTTAACCGTACATGGTATAAGAATTCTTCGGGCAACTGGGTTGAAGTTGGAAGCAACGACTGGACAGCAAGTTGGCCAACAGTTAAAGGCACAGCAGCTAATCCTACATTATCAGGTCCAGCAGCTGACATTACAATTAACGGTACTGCAATATCAGTAGGTGCTAATACAGTAACTGACGTTGCATCATCTATTACTTCTTTCTTAACAGCAGTAGGTATTACCGCAGCAAATGTAGATGGCTTTTTAGAAATTTATAGCAACGGCGAAAGTTCAGGTGCTGAAGATAGTGTAACAGGCGGACCGATTGTTATTAGTGGCGACACTAATAAATTAGCTTTATTAGGAATTGCAGCTGGTACGTATCATCCACCGGCTGTGCAAGTTTCTGCGCATACTAGTGTACCAGAATTTAAATCAACTGACACAGTAACACGCCCAACTGGAAGTATTTGGATTAAAACAACTAAGCCAAATGGCGGCGCAAATTTAAGTGTTAATCAATGGAATGCAGAAACACTTCTTTGGGACGAAAAGACCACAGGAATGTACGACAATAATGCAGCAGCATTAGCTAAATTAGATTCAACTGCAGGCGGTACAAACTTAGCAATAGGCGAAATGTTTGCTAAAACAAATGTTGCAGCAGATGCCCAGCCATTAGGTACATTTACAATTTATCGTAGACAAAATATTGGTGCAACAACTATTCGTAGTGCAGCAATAACAGCAGCAGCACCGGGTAATTCAACAGGAACTGTTTGGACATTTACTATGTCAGCAAGTGTTAAAGGTAGTGCAGCAATGACTACTCCGGTAACTGTTACAGTTCCTGCAACAGCAGGCAGTGCAAGTGCAGACGCAGCAGCAATTGCAAATGCAATTACATCAGCAGGTGTTACTAACGTAAGTGCAACAGTTGACGCACAAAATAAAATTGTAATTTCACATGCATTAGGTGGAGAAATTAACTTTGTAGACACTGATAGCTTATTAAACAATATTGGGTTTACTCCGTTTGTTGCAACAAATTCAGCTACAACACCAAACTTAGCATATGCAGATGGCACTAATTCTAGTTCATCACCAAAACAGTATACAGCATCAAACTGGCGTGTATTATCATATACTGCAAGTGTAAATGCACCTACAGCATTAGCTGCTCAAGGACAGCTTTGGTACAATTCAGTTGTTGACGAAGTTGACATGATGTATCATAATGGTACAACTTGGGTTGGATATAATGATGCAACTGCTTTTGCAGATGCAGACGCAAATGGTCCAATTGTTTCAGCAAGTATGCCAACTAGACAATCAGCAGGTGGCGCATTAGTAACAGGTGACATTTGGGTATCAACAGCAGACTTAGAAAACTATCCAACAGTATATCGCTTTAATGATAATGTTGCTGGAACTGATGCTCAGAAATGGGGAGCACCACTTGACACAGGCGATCAAACTACTGAAGAAGGTATATTGTTTGCTGATGCACGTTGGAGTACAACAGGCGGAACGACATCTGCTATGACAGACGCTACTATTGCAGAACTACGTGTTAGTAACTTCTTAGATGCAGATGCACCAGATCCGGCACTATATCCAAAAGGTATGTTGCTATGGAATTTACGTAGAAGCGGATTTAATGTTAAGCGTTTTGAGCGCAACTATGTTGACACAGCTGAAGATAATCTACGTATGGGCGACGCAGGTGCCGTAAGTATGTCAGGATACTACCCACACCGTTGGGTTACTGAATCAGGCAACCAAGCAGACGGAGCAGGTAGCTTTGGACGTAAAGCACAGCGTAAAGTTGTTGTTCAAGCGTTACAAGCAGTTGTTAATGATAACGACGAACTGCGTGATGACGAATCACGTTTGTTTAACTTAATGGCAACACCAGGTTATCCAGAACTAATTGGCGAAATGGTTAGCTTGAACTTTGATAGAGGCTTAACAGCATTTATCCTAGGCGACTCACCAATGCGTTTAACACCAGATGCAACATCACTTAACGAATGGGCAACTAATGTTAACCAAGCAGTTGAAGATAATGATGATGGTCTTGTTAGCCGTGATGAATACTTAGGTGTGTTTTATCCAGCAGGATTTAGCAGTGACAACTTTGGCAACAATGTTGTAGTACCAGCTTCGCACATGATGTTGCGCACAGTTGCACTAAGTGACCAAGTTAGCTATCCATGGTTTGCACCAGCAGGTACAAGACGTGGCGGAATCACTAACGCAACATCAACTGGTTATATTAATAACGAAGGCGAGTTTATAAGTGTATCACTTAACGAAGGCCAACGTGACACATTGTACAGTAACAGTATAAACCCAATAACGTTTATTAGTGGTGCTGGACTTGTTAACTTTGGACAAAAGACTCGTGCAAGAGGAGCAAGTGCATTAGATCGTATTAACGTAGCACGTTTAACTATCTACTTACGTAGTCAGCTAAACACGCTTGCTAAACCTTACATCTTTGAACCTAACGACACAATCACACGTAACGAGATTAAACAAGCAGCAGAAAGCTTGCTACTTGAATTAGTTGGTCAAAGAGGTCTTTATGATTACCTAGTTGTATGTGACGAAACAAATAATACACCAAGTAGAATTGACAGAAATGAACTATACTTAGATATAGCAATTGAACCAGTCAAAGCAGTTGAGTTTATTTACATTCCACTACGTTTGAAAAACACCGGTGAAATTGCCGGACTTTAAACGATAAATACTATTAGAACAGGAGCAGACTAAATGGCTATTTCAACATTAAGTAAAATTACAGTTCCCCTAGCTAGCGGTGATTCCGCTAGCAACCAGGGACTGTTAATGCCAAAGTTACAGTATCGCTTTCGAGTGTCACTGGAAAACTTTGGTGTATCAACACCGACTACAGAACTTACAAAACAAGTTATTGACGTAACTCGTCCAAATGTAAGTTTTGAACAAATGACTATTGACGTATACAACTCAAGAGTTTACCTAGCTGGTAAACATACTTGGGAACCAATCGTACTTAACTTACGTGAAGATGTCAACAACAATGTGCAAAAACTTGTAGGCGAACAGTTACAGAAACAGTTCGACTTTTACGAACAGTCAAGT